TCATCAGTCAGCTAGTCTTATATTTCCGCCTACATGTAGCTTGTATCAAAAGTCAATGTTAGTTCATAATCAGAAATTTCATGAAGGGAATCTAACAAAATTGCTATCATAATCAAAATCAGTACCTCATGCGTTTGTAAAAGGTATCTCTGTCGGACTTCATATGTTTATGATATCTGAAGGCTGGATATCATCTATTGTATCTAGTGCAAGTTGTACATTAGTATCTGCTGCTGACAATACACCATCAAAAGAACTTGTATCGGTTGTTATGTCTGTAGCTGTTCAGTCTGGTATATCTAAATTATCTATTGTATCTAAAGCTAATTGTACGTCTGTGTCTGCGGCTGACAAGTTATTATCAAATCAAGACGTATCTACTGCAGTCTCATTAGCATCAAAAGGTCAGACCTGTAAATCATCAATAGTATCTAGAGCCTTTTGTACTGTATTATCTAAAACCGAAAGGTTATTGTCAAAATTTGTAGTATTAACTGGTGTTTCTGTAGCATCAAAAGGTCATATATCAAGATCGTCTATCGTTTCTAGTGCTATCTGAACACTAGCATCTCATGGTCATAGATTATTATCAAAATTGGTTGTGTCTACTGTTATATTAGTAGCAGGAAGTGATCACAGTACTGCTGATTGTCATACACATACCCAAGAAGCTAAAGACTCTATATATGTACAGTACTCTATCTCATCACCTCAATTGTTTATATATGTATTAATGTAACTTTTTTTTATTTGACTAGTTGTCGGCGCTGTTGTAAGTACTCAATGAAAAAATGTTATTCATTTATCTATCACTCATTTCTTAACAGCCTCTCATATATTAGTATCTGGGCTTTGTGTTCACCTCAAAATATCTACAGATCTACTTGATCAGTATCATATGTACTGTTGTTTATTGATACCGTCTTTTTCTATAAACTTTTTAGGTGTTAACTTCATTTACGTTTATCTACAACATAAATAATACCTATATCATATCATTCTGGTGTACTTGTTCATGATGATTGTGTCAATATTAATTTGAACTTTATCTTATAGAATTGTCTGTTAAGTTGTCGGGCACTCTTTCAACTGTTTGTATCATCCAATGTTACTAGAGAAGTGTATGTATCATCGTAATCTATTTTATAAGAAATCTGTATGGTTGTAGATGATGGTATATTCGCCCCTATCCATAATTCTTTTACTGTTTTAGGGTTCGTGTAATCTCATCAATCAAAATCATATGTAACGATTGTTCATGGTGTTGAATAGTCTGATACTAATAACGATCATGTTATCTTTCATAATTCTAGCTGATTGGTTCTGAATCAACCACTAGAATTAAATGATACTATAAGCTCTGATTCATTTATATGCATAGAACGCATTGTTCACATTGCTATTATTGTACTACTATCGATGAATGTTCACTGTGTAAGAAAGTGACTAATCTGTTGTGGAAATCAATCCCATATCTTACCGTAAGCATATACTCATTTATTAGATGGTATAAATATAATATCATTATAGTAAACCATCTGGTAGTTATTTGATACAGATGTATAGAACTCAAAATCAGATCAAGAGGTAGAATCAGTATTTATTAATTCAGTATTTTCTATCTTTTTTTGTTTACCTGACATAATAAGTAGCTTACTCTCTCATGGTATAGTAATAGAAGTGCTGTTTTTTCTACCGCATATAAGATAATCCATTACTCAGTTATTAAGTAGTGCATATATTCATTCTCATATATCCATACTATCTATAATAACCAACGATCCATCAGATCATACTTTCTGTGTATAGTATATTATACCTTCTCTTGTGTATATATTCAACGTTTGTCAGTATTCACTTAATCATACGATATTAATATAGTCTGGCAATTCTAACTCTTGGCTTAGCGTCTCAGTAGAAAACGAGAATAGCGAAACTATGTTCTTACTTCCTATATATACTCATGTAGTTATGAATGACGAGCTTCTAATGAATGGATAAGATCTTATTGGTGAATCAGTTAGTGTAACTAATCATGTAGTAGTATTAGATTGGAAAGATGCAGCACTAGTAGCACTAGCTATTGGACATTTGGCAACAGATCAGTCTTGATCTACAAAATAATACGTATCATTACTAGAGAATGCGTTTACTCGTGATTTAGCTCATACGGTAGCGATACCTCAATCAACTATAATTTCTCAGCTACCGCAATATCTTATACCATCCGTATATGCAAAAACCTCTTGTGATCATCAATTATTTGATAGCATAGGTGGTAACTTAAATACTCTTGGATTAGAGACTATATCTATATTTTCTACTAGAGACTGTTGTCACTTAGCAGCATATCAATAGTACTTTATGTCAGCTATACCGCCATAGAATGGTGTAAATGAATGAAAATTTGACATCTTTTATCTTGTCCAATATAAAGCACTAGGTAACTTAGCTCTTACAGGTGTAATAAATGTAGGTTCGATTTGACTAACCATCTTAGCTTTCTCTCTTTCGTATTCAATAACTGCGTTGTTTTTTTCGTTTATTTGTCATCTAATACCTAGTATTCGTGGTACTATACCTAATCATATAACGTAATGTCGTTGTCTTAGTTGAGAATGTTGTGGGAATATATCTGTTTCTATAGCTGTCGTCAATAAATCTATGAGGTTACTAATACCACTTATCTTTAGACCGTTTATTACATCTTCTCTAGGTGCTGGATAAAGCCAGAAACTACTATCCTTTATATCAAAGAACCCTATATTACTTCCTCCTGATTCTGCTGCTAGTCTATCTCTAGATGTTGCTAGCTGTTCTGTTGGTAGTATATCTATCTTATCATAGTATTGGTTAGTTGTTTTAGATTTTACTTCTACGTCTAATACTTTCTTGAATCATAAATCTGTACCTGTACTTTCTTCGAATATGTATTCTGATTGTCCTGTTACTAGATCAGTAGTCCAGATATCATAGAAAAAATTACCATCTACTTTAGTAGTGATAGTATTCTCTACGTCATGATAGGCTATGTTCAGATACTTCAATAGTCTAGCATCAGAAAATTCACTACTTGTTACATTAGCTTGGTCTCTTGCTATTCAGAAGATAGTTACTGCGTCCATAATATAACTTATGAGATAAACTGTACCTTTTAGTAGAGGAGCACTCTACTAGAAGGCACAATGTGCCATTCTATTATGCTAGAGGATCTAATCCAATAGCATCTAAATAAGTTACAGTTGTATTAGCAGTATTAAGTGCAGTAGTTCAAACAGTAAAGTCAGAACCTGTAGCGTTAGCTATAAATACATATCATACAATAGAAGATGTATTAGGTACGTCTGAGTTAAGTACTGAATCGTTTAGAGTAGTAGCTTGCGTCCCTAGGTATGTAGAGACCACACCAGCAGCATCTACAGCTACAGTTACTATATTAGTATTTGCAGTAGTAATAACCAATGTTCCACCAGTCATTAAATTTGCACTAGATAGTGCTATAGATGCAACTGCAGCCTTTTGATACTTAGCATTTCAAATTTGGTATACAATAGAATTATCTGTTTCGATATTTCCAGATGTTCCATCGATACTTAAACCTGCTGCATTCTTAGCAGCATTAAACATTGCGTTATTTGCCATAGTAATTTAGTTTATTATTAAAAATAAGGGAGTACTACTCCCTTTAGTTTATGCTTAGATTGCAGATGCAACTTCGTATCTGTATAATGAGTTTTGTTTTAGGATGTCAGCACCAATTGTGAATTTACCAGCAACGTGTGATCTTTGTCCTAATGGATCAGAATCTGTAGGCGTACCGATTGGTGTCATTTTCATTTCGATACTTCCTTCTTCAACTACTCCGTAAGCGTCTTTACCAAAGAAGTAACATGGATATACGTCGATTGCAGCAGCTCCAGCTCCTTCAAAGATTTGTAGATTGTTAGATTCGAATACGTGTACTCCGAATATGTATCCGATGTAACCCATTCTTAGAGCTTCAGCTCCAGCAGCATCACCAGAAACTGATAATCCAGCTCGTGATGGACTAGTTACAGTAGATGCAGTTTTAAGATCGAAAGCAACATCAGGGTGTACGATAAGAGCGTAAGCTTCTTTACCTCCGATAGTTAGCATTTCAGCACCATTTGCAGATAATCTAGCAGCAACGTTAGCAATGTTTGTAGATGTTAGTACATCTCCAGCAGCAACAGTAACTCTAGATGTAGCGTCATCACCGTACAATACATTAGTACCATCGTTGATTCCTTCTTGAATAGCGAAATCTCTTACTCTAGCTAGACCTTCACCAATTGTTACAGCAGTGTCAGTGTAGATGTTGATTGGAGATTGTCTAATCATTCTGTCAGTCAACACTTTGTCTTGTCCGTATTGAGCAGTACTTACAACTACAGATTCGTAGTTTTGTGCATCAGCTGTTGGAGTAACTCCTTCAGTAATAGCAGCAGTAGTAGTAGTCAATGCAGGTTCGTCAGTAATAGAGAATTGGAAGTAAGTATTACCAGGAGATAGTGTTTCTAATTTACACATTCCAGATTGTCCAAACAACTTTTTCTTGTTGTATACAGCGATTGCACTTTCTTTAATAAGAGTTTTCAATGCGTCTAGTCATGTTCTTGGTCCACTATTATAAGCGGATGCTCTTGTAGTTGTTACCATTGTAGTAATAAATTATATATAAAGGATATTACATCCCTAATCTACTACGTACTTCTTTCTCTGCTAACTGTTTCAGTTGATCTATAGATAAATTACTATTTTCTTTTAGTCTAGAAGGAACAACATCATTGTTTCAGCTGAAAGCTGTAGGCTGGTTAGGGATTTGGTTCGTATCTCAGCTAGTAGCTAGATCATATCATACGATCTTCGCCGCTTGATCAATACTTATGTTTTCGTTCTGTTGAACATATTGTTTTACAAGATTCCAACTTTCCATTCCATATTGGTCAGCAAATCACGATCTGATTTCAATTTCATGTTCGTGAGCAGAGAGTTTCTCATTAACGATGTCGTTTAGCTGATCATGGCTATATAACGATCATTTCTGTTCTTTCTCTTTTGTGATTGTCTTATGGAGCTTAGATAGTTTAGCATCTTTTTCTTGCAACTTAGGTTCGATTTCTCTGAGCCTTGATATTGCATCTTCATATGAAAGCCCTGTATACGGATCAACTTGTGTGTTTTCCTCTACGTTACCTTCTTCTGTAGGTTCGTTGTTTACGCCCAACTTGGCATTTTGGATATTCTCCATTAGTTAATTATTTATATATAAAGGTTTACGCCCCTCTAAGGCAAAACTGATAACCATTAGTTATTACGTAATATAGTTATAGATGTTTGTTGTCAATTTTCAATAGCATTTACTATGTCTGTTAATTCTCTATACACTTTAGACTCTACCTTCTGTAGATCAGTCTTGTTGTATTGTAGAGCAGATAGTCAGGGACTTACGTTCCCAACTATCTTTTTATCTATACTATCTGCTTTTTCTGTGAAATGTTTTTGTAATAGTCTCCATCACTCTAGTTTAGTGATGTCTTCTATCATTCTAATCTCGTTAGCGCTTAGCATTATGTTCATACATTAGATAAAGCTCATTGTTCTCTTGGCGTAGCTTCTTGGATAGCAGCGTTAGTTAATTGGTTTGCTACTCATCCTGGTTGTTGTTGTGCTTGTGCTTGTTCTTGTTGTGCTTTCTGTCAACTCTTAACATATGCATCCATTCTCTTTCTAATTGCTTTCTCTCTAGCGTCTGTTGGTTGTGATCTGCTGTATATTTGTATGTACGTCCAATGGTCTTGGCTCATATCCTCTATATCTCCAATATCTTTATCTCTGTTTAGCAATACTAGATCTTGTTTAGCTTGCATCTCATCGATAGATGGTGGGATATATTGTAGTGCTTCGTCCTCTTCTACTCCGTTGATCTTCATCATCTCCCTTAGTAGTTGGTTTTTGCTGTATTCGCTCTTAGTATATTCTAATACTTGCATTCATACAGTCATTAAAGCCATCTTTCTTTTCTCCTTATTCTCTGCGTTTTGCATATCGCTTTCTACCATTATGTCCACGTTAGCTATTCCAGGCATATCACGTTTACCGAACTCTATGAAACTAGTACCGATTGCGTTTGTAACTCTGATAGTTTTCTTAGATGATGTCTTAATATTCAATAGATACATTCTATATCGTTGTCTAGCGAACTCTCTTTTCGCTATATTACCGACCTTGTTGATAAGTATTTGTCTGAGGTTACTATTAGCTTGTACTCTTTGGTTTTCTGTAGCTGTGATATTTCTATCTCATGCTCCTCATAGTGTTTGGTTGTCTAATCATAGTGCACTCATACCAACACCTTTGATAATGTTTGGCATATTGTATTCCTCTTGTGTGAATGTTGGTGTTCTGATTTCTATAATTGGTTCTTTATTAATAGATCAGTCGTAGTCTATATATGTTGTACCGTTAGATTGCACTATAAGATCATTCTTATTTACTGCGCTCTTGTCTACCAGGAACTTGTCACCGTAAGCACTGAATTGTGCCTTTTGGATCTGTAGGTTGTAGAATAGTTGCATAGCTTGGTCAATATCCTCTGTGAAATCAGGTATAGCCATCCCAAACGGATCATGCTCTATGGGTTTCACAAACTCTAGGGATACAGGGAACTTAATCATAGTAGGGTTCTTCTCTTCTATAGAGTTTTCTGCTACTATCTCCATACATCTTATAAGTAGAGTTCTATTATTAGCCCAACTTGTTAGGTACTTCTTACCTCTGAAACTCACAAAGTGATGGTAACAGTCAAACATAGGGTTATCTACCAATCATACTGAGTAATCCTGTTGTATGTATCTTTCTTGTTGGTATGCGTTTCTAGTTTGTTGTGTTTCTGAGTTCTCCTCTTTGTATGTAATCTTATCTAGATTGAAATATGTATCATCATACCCTAGATTGTCTATATTCTCCATCACCTCAAATCATAGGTATCTGTGACCAGTAATATAAGCATCAGGATCAATAATAGCAGTCAATGGGTTGAAACGTCTAGCTATTGGTGCTTTTTTGTCGCTATCTCGTCCAACTCGTCCATATATTCCAACTCAGAAGAATAGTGCATCCCAAGAAGTCTTGTAGTCTATCTCTGCCAGGTTACATTCTTCGTAATCGAACTCATACAGCTTATTTAGTTGTCTTGCTCTTTCATCATCGTCGATATTTCTACCTCTGAACTTTACTGTAGGCTTGTCGTCTACTCTCATAGCATGTAATGTATCTATCACAGCGTAAGTGTAGTGTGCTCTAATCTTCAATTCATCAGATTGTGATTGTATATTTCAGTATCTCTTGAGTCTATCCCTGAATATATCCCTCTTAGTGTTAACTATAGGCAAAGTATACTCATATTCTCCACTAACTTGCTTCTGTAGCTTCTCATGGTTTACCTTCTTGCGTGCATCTTTGAACATATTACTGCATATACATATAAAAAAATAGCTATCTTAGTGATAACTATACTATATCAATATACAATATGAACTATTATCTATAACTTTTACTTCTATCTACTGATGCAACACTTGGTCACTTATTAGCTGTAAATAGTTTGTTGTAGGTTAATGCTAGATAACTGAATGCATCTGCTGCATGTGATGACCGATCATGTAGCGGGCTTTTTCTTCGTGTCTTATTCTTCTCGTCGTATTCTTTCCTATAACTCTTCAGTGCATTGATTCAATGGAAACAGTTTTTCTTGTCGAACCAACATTTGTTTAGTATTGATCTAGCTGCTTCTATCGCGTTGCTCTTCATGCTTGGACGTGGTACAGTTCTGATTGTGTCCCAACCTAGTCAATGTAGTTGCTGTCTGATACTCATTCATGTCTGTAGACTGTTGGTGTCACCGTCATGAGGAAGATAGAGAGTGCTGTACTGGTACTGTTTAGATCTAAGTATGTTGCTGTAGTGTCCGATATCCTCTCCTGAATTTTCATAGTAATCTACTAATCTAATCTCTCCTCTGAATATTTGCACAAACCATATTGATGTACTATCTCATATTCCTAGATCTCGAAACGTCATTACTGGCATCATTTGTTCTACTGGCACATCCTTGATCTGTCAATTCTGTTCTAGTAGTCTGAAAGCAACAGCGTAGTATGCTCATTGTATCGCAGCATCAAAACTACAATAGTATTCTTGCTGGATCAAATCCTCATCCATTCACGATAGTCTTTCCTCCTCTAGTACTCATGGTCATAGTATGTTTGTATCGTCTACAGTTAGCTTGCTGGCGTATCGCTTTGGATTAGTTAGTGCCATGTTGTACATATCGTACAAGTGGTTCTTTCCTCTTGGTGTACTGTTGAATATAGCTCGTCATCAGTTCACAGATAGAATTGGTCTAAGTAGATCCCATGCTCTAGGGTTCTGTAGTGCATACTCTGAGAATATTACTCCCTTTGGATTTGTTCCTACAAGTCTATCTATATTCCTTCACTCTGTTCCTACTATTTGTATGGTAGATCAGTTTACTAGCTTAATCATTAGATCTTGTCAGTTCTTTTGCTCGATTAGTTCTTGTGGAATATGGTCAATAGTTCTGAATCAATCGTTGTCTATATTATCTCGTAGTGCTTTCTTTCACTGTGAGTATGTAGGGAATATGTAGAAGTAGTTACCGACTTCTTGGCATGCTTTTTTGACCATATAGTTAAAACAGCTCTTATCCTTTCACGTTCTACGGTGTCGGATTAGAACTGCTCTATTGTATCAACCATCCATAGCTTGAAAGAATGGTAGCTGATACGATCTTGGGTCAAACTTATATGGTATCGTTTTGTTTATCACTTGAATAGTTGACTACACTAAATGAAACCTTCTCTCATCAGCTTGTTAGGTCTTGTTTGTCGCTGTATCTTTTATCTCTACGTTTTAGTATCTCAATAGCTGATCTAGAATCTCATTCAGTAGCTGCCTTAAATAGCGTCTTTCTGGCTACAATAAAGGGATAATCCTTTGCCTTAGCCATTCTGTCCGAAAACTCTTTATCGTTTTTTTCTCGCAAATAATATGTATCACGGCATATTCCTGCTTGGGAACAGGCCTCTCCTACTGTTCAGTCTATTCTAAATATCTCCTCTAGTTTATCTACAACATTTGGATCTTTCTTTGTTGGTCTTCATATTGGTTTTGTTTCTTTAGCCATAGTTGTTTGTTATGGACTAAATAGATACTACTCATGCTTCTAGCAACACCTCTTTGAGTTTAGGTTCTTTGCTAGCGTGATGGTATTTTATTCAATGGAAATCTGCTAGATCCTTCATTTCTTCTAGAGTCATTTCTTCTAGATTACTTGATCCATATGGTTGTGGTGCTTCTGGTACTTTGATTTCTACTTCTAAAGACTTGTTAGCTGTTTCTCATTCACTAGCTCAGTGCATCTTTAGTATCTCTGTGTGTTCTTGTCTACCTCTTTCGCAGAGTTCGTAGATCTCCATAGTGTTTCTAGGGTTCTTATTGTAGTAGTAGTTTGTGAAAGTTTTGTCCGTAAGTAAGTCGTAGCATTTGCTTAATACTTTTTCCTTTTGTGGTATAGTATAAGCTGATCTAACCGAGTCGTATAATGACATACCACTCCTAACACTTTGGATTACTCCCCTTTTCCTTTTGTTGTTTAGGTATCTAAGTTCAGGCATCTGTTAGCAATATAGATATAAAAAAATCTATATTAAGTATAACTGATAACCTTTGTATTGCAATATCTAATTATTAGTCCGTTAACGCCTTAATTATTCATATCAAAGAAATCAACACACCAAATCATCATACTATCGGGTGAATAGCAAATAGTAGTCACATGAACAGTAAGTATCATGCGATAGTTAGTAGTATTACGAATAGTTGTTTTATTATATCCATTTACTTGTTAGTTTTATATTAAAATGGTAAATCACTCTCAAAGAACATTACACTAACCTATATTGTGCAATAGGTTGACGCTTTTCTAACGTATTATTGAATCATACAACCATCAGACCGTTGCTAGTGATATGACAATTAGTACTCATACTAAAAGAATATTAGTTACGTCTAATCTTTCATGTACTTTTTTTAGTTGTTCTTCTTGTTCTTTCTTGTTGTTTGCTGTGTTCAATCTAATTTTTTCGTTATCATTACCAGGGTAGAGTATACTAAACATCTTTTTTAAACATACCGTTTAAAACTTTTTCTTTCTCTTCTTCTTCCATCTCTTTAGGCAAAGATATAAGTATAATTTGTTTTGCTTCATCTAAAGTAATAATTCATTTAGACATCAAAGAATTGATAACATTAAATGTTAGCTCTATTGGATCAAAATATCATATCCTCATTCATATATCACTTTTTTTAAAGCTAAAATATAGTGATATATTATTAACCTTTTTCTTTATTTTTTCAATTAAAAACTTGAACCACACTCAAAGAACCTTGCACAATGCCAGGTTGTGCGAATCGTAGACAACAGAGCCAAGCACTTGTTTGGCGTGTTTGATACATTGCACTAACCTATATTGTGCAATAGGTTGACGTTCTTTACGTCAGGCGTGTTCTACTTTGTTTGTACTCATACTTGACTGTCTGTTTATTTTATAAA